TAGGCGAAGCAGCCCAGCTTTTCCTCATGAAACCGGTAACTACCGGAGTATTTCTTTTGGCATCAGCAAGGCCTATATTTACTGCTTTATTTAATACTCTCTGGTCAATCTCTGATATGTCATTCATCATAGCCTTGAGTTCTTTTCTGTATTTGTCGATTAAGGCCTTATTTCTGCGGTAATTGCTACTAGAAGTATAGCTCATGCTGTATCACTTCGTTTAACAGAAAACTCCTGATGCGTGCTATAAGGAAAACCTTCACCAACAGAAAGAGATACCTGGCGGCCGTTCTGTTGAGTTACAACAACCCGGTCACCTTCCTGCAAATCAGTATCCAGACCACAAAAAAGAGTATATGAATTAATCAGGGTTGGCACTCCGTCCTCGCCGGTATCGGTCAAGCTACCCTTACTGTAGTGGCATTTTACACCTGTATGCTTTAGCACTTCTTTGCTTTTTGTCACTCCATTATCCTCGTACTCTTCGTATCGGTAAATGTCCATTTTATCTTTCCATAACCTATGCAAATTACTCATTTTCTCAGCCTCCTAAATAACTGCAGATGCTTTTTATCATTATTGGATAAACCATACACAGTTTCCCTGGAGACCTGTTCAACATTGTAGGTTATGGATGTGTCACCCTCTTTAATGGATTTCACATCAAACACGGAATCGGAACCATTTTCAGTCTCGTAGATTATAATACCCTGGACTTTCTTCCGGACAAAAGGCTCAAGTGCTTCTGGGAGCTCAGTGAGATTACAATAATTTAAAACTTCCTGAATTACATCATAGATTATCAGGTCCTTAGTACTATCAGCAATATTAAGCTTCTCCTTGACCTTAGCTATCATTTCACTATTTGACACTGGCATCAACTCCCTTCATAAAAAGAGGGAGCTGATATTACTCAGCGCCCTCATCTTCAGAATTCTTGTTCTCTGCATCCTCAAGCAGCACCAGCAGAGTGGCTTTGTTGGCTCTCTTATCATATTCAATACCCAACTCATCAAGCTTTGCCATAATTTCATCCTTGTTAGGTTCTTGCTTGCTTTGTTCTTCAGTTTTCTTTCGCTGTCTTAAAACATGTTCACGAAGCCTTTTTACTCTTTCCTCATATAATCCCATAGTTTTGCTCCTTTCTTCAAAAGAATGAGGAAGCCGAAGCTTCCCCATTAGTCAATCTTAAACATAAATTTCACGATACGGATCTTCTTAGGTTCATATACACGATTCCAATGGTTACCGTTCGCCAATTCTGCAAGACTCGGGAACTTCTTTTCAAGCCCATTTACAGGCTCTACCCACTTTACTCCACGAGGGTGCAGGATGCTAATACGTCTGTTTACAACAATATCTTCACCTGCAAGGGATAAACCTTTACGGACAATTTCTGTTTCCTGGATAGCCTCATGTTTGCCATTTCCCCATGCAATAGCACCGGCACCAAACAGATAAGCTTCGGAAGCACCAGTAACAGTGTCAAAAGCTATGCTGTCATCAACAATAACTCTCTTGCCCATAAAATATGGAACCCTTACTCTACCCTGGGATTCTTCCTTGTACTCAATCAAATCATTTTTGGCAAGATAAGTTTCCGTTGCACTGTGGATCATTACGCCTGTAAGTAAGTCTTTTGCATCACCCATAAGCTGTACAGCATCAAGAAATGTTCTGCCACTAATTAATGCTGCATCCCCAGTTTTGCCTGTTATATCATGAACTTTTTCTGACATATTGCTTGCAGCAAAGATACCGTCAAGGATAGATAACAACACCTGCTGGTATTGCCTGTCCCAGTATGCAGCAAACAAATCAGCTATAGCCCTCATTGGGTCATCACCCGATAACAGACTGGCCAATGCATTAGCACCAAAGGACTTTACAAAGCCGAGCTTTCTGGCTGCGTCCTTATCAGAACCTATATTACCTGGTGTGGTTTCGCCTTCGTCGTCCATGACCTCTGCGTCCCCGGTCAAATCATTCCAGAACGGCATATTTGCAATAAGATTAGGTCCGCTGGCCAGCTCATCAAACTCCTGATTATTCTCTGCAATTCCACTCTGTATTAAAGCGGATAATTCCATTGTTCTGTTGATAGTATAAGGTGTAAACACCTCTGGCTGAATTATGTCAGCTATTCTTGTAACACCTGGCATATGATTACCTCACTTTCTTTAATTAATAATTCTTACACACTTGCCATAAGCTGTTTTGCAAGCTCAGGATTTTCTCTGAGCAATCTTCCTTGCTCAGTCAGGTTGAAATGTTCTTTACTCCAGGGATTTTTTTGTCCTGAAGGAGACTTGTCTTTGTTGTAAGGCGGAGTACCCTTCACGTCTACCGTGAATAAATCTTTGTACTGCTCCTTAATGACAGTCAGCTGTTCATCAATACCAGATACAGTCCCGTCATTTGCAATAACAATTTTTGATTTATCAAACTTGCTGATAAGCAAATCCGGGTACTTAACATTTATCAGTTTATCACGGATAGCAGCATTGATTGTCATGTCTTTAATTTTTGCTTCATATTGCTCTTTTGTAGCCTTATTGGCTTCCTGGAGCTCCTTAATCTGCTTTGACAACTCTTCGTTGTCCTTAACCTTTTTACTCAGGTCTTCCAGCTGCTTATCCCTTTCCTTAAGCTGCTGTTCTAGGTCCTTCTTGGCATTGTTCACCTCGTCAAACCTTGCTTTAGGGATATATCCCTTGAGCTCCTCTGAATATGCCTCAAGGACCTTATTAGCCTGTTCTTCAGTCAGACCCATTGCTATTAAATCTTCTTTCTTCATACTTTCCCATCCTTTCATCTTCACTTTTTATCCCGGTCGTGTCCGGTGATGTCCCGTTCTTTTACGCCTGCGGTACCGAAAAGGCGGCATATAAAAAGGTACCTAACAAATCGCTAGGCACCTAATAATAACCCCGTCGTGTTTCACGACTCCGTCTATCCCCATCGTTCATAAAAGGAGTCGGTGTTTCACCTACCCCTTAATCCATAAAGTACCTTTTCTTATGAAAAAGCCCGGTTTTTCAAAGTAAACCCTCCTTAATCATCTAATGATTGCTTTGGCCTTTTATAACTGAAGCATCATTGAATATTTCCGGATTATCACTAATTACCATATACAGTCCCCTTGCCAATGCATCAATGGTTTTCTCGTCACTTTCAATTTTAAGCCCAAAATGTTTAGCTATTCCGTGCAGAATTTCATGTAAAAATGTTAGACATTCTCCCTGATAATCTTGCAGATTTGGAGCTAATCTAATTAGGGCTTTATCATAATCAATATGTCCATAAGCAAGATTAGTGCCATTGTTTAGTCGATCCTCATATTTGACGTCATACACTACACCGCCAATACGTATTTTTTCCGGTATCTTCATGCTTCCCATCTCCAATCAATTGCATAAGAAAAGCACCTACCGAAGTAAGTGCTTCTACTGTTTAAAAGATTGCTTTCATCAGTCCTTTATAAGTTTTATCGTCCAGCTCCAATAAACTTCTTTTGCCATCGCTAAATTGAATCGCTACTTGATAGATGCCTTTGTTCTTAGCTGACAAAGCTCCTCCCAACATCCCTACTGGTCCTAATAATGCCCCTCCTACGAGTCCTCTTCCTATGCTACTTACAGCGCTCTTTTTACGTTCGTCAGTTATTAGTTCGTATGATGACACAGTGCTTTTGTCTAACTTAATCTTTTTGAAAAAATAACTTAAATATACTCCACCAAAACCGACACTTACAATATAGTTTTGGTAATCTCCTGCTATTACTTTATTTACTGCACCTGCCATAACACATACCTCCTTATGAGGTTATTATAATATTTATAGCAGATAATGTAAATATTTTGTCATATAAAAATAACATCTGTCGCTTACTGTTACGATAGATGGCATTAATAACCCGCTTCTATTAATTTTTTATAAATCTTTTTCACTTCGTTGATAAATTCCTTATCATTTAAAGTCCCGTCTTCGCCATTTTTATACGGGTCATATGCAGCACATATTTCAGGCATATCATCAAGTATATCAAGTGCTTTCTCATCATCTAACTCATACATTTCATCAGGAAAATCGTATGAAAAAGCATTACAGTCATATTCTCCATTAATGAGCTGCTCCATCATTTGCTTTAACTTATTTATCAATAGGACTCCACCCTTTCTTAGGATACTTTCTTGTAACAATTGTTACAACTTCCATTGTTTCCTTGTTTTGGATAACTGCTATGTCATCATAAAATTTAACTGTTCTGTCCATGTCGTCTATATAATTTGTTTCTGATTTTAGAACCTTTAATAAATCATCTTTTGTAAATGTTCTCTTACCCTTGCCCGATTTTTGACCCAAAAACCTATTTAAAGAATGATCTGTAAACTCGAACCCTTCTTTTTTAAAGTCGTAATAAGTTTTGATAAGTTTATTTCGATATTCTTCTGAATAGGTTTCCTTTGATTTTATTTTTGATATAGTATTATATTCACGCTGTTTTGATTTCCATTTCTCAGCTTCATTATACTTCAAATTCTGGAAATCATCAAGTGAATTTGCATCCAAATCCTTGCCTAGTACTTCCTTATACCTTTCATACTGCTTCTTGTCTGTATATCTGTTCTTCCACTTCTTTTCTTCAAGCAAAGCTTCTGGATTATCTTTTATGTACTTATCATACCATTGCTCATAAGTCATATCTGCAGGCACTTGATATGTTTTCCCTGTTACCGGGTCCCTGGCTACTCTCTTTTCCTTTGATAAGTCATCATCTTCATACACCGGTACCGTAGTGGTTCTGCAATGTGGATGATACGGAGGATAGTTCACACCGGTAACTGCTTTATCTACATCATATACCTTTCCGTCTTCACTCCTGCAGATATCAGATGTCTTGTAATCTAAGATAGCAAGTATTCGGTATTTCTCCACTCCATCCTCTTTATATCCGGCCAGCGTCCCTTGTTCCATGATAAAGGAGCCTTCTGTATGCAGCAGCCGGTATGCTTCATATTCTTTTGTCTGAAACATCTTTGCAAAATCTTTAGACAGTGTCTTCGGGTCTTTTCCCTGGATAAGCATGGTGGTTATGCTTTCATTCAACTTCTGCAGCATGTGGTCCTTTTGCTTCCATAACCGGGCAGAGAAGTCAGCTCCATTGAATGGATACTTTATCAGTTCCTCCACTGTCTTAGCATCTATCTGAGCAAATTCCTGATGGAAGCCGTGGTACTGGTCTATGTTGAACCAGGTCCGGTAATATGTATCTGTGTAGACTTCTTTCAGAAGCTCTTCACCTTTATATTGGTACTCAATTGCATATAATTGTTGAAGAATAGCGTCAATCTGCTTTTCTAATGCCTGGTATCGGGTTATTCTGGCTCGAATAGACATGTTGTTAAGCTCAAGGTTATATTTACCCATGTTCTCATATGCTTTTCTTATAAAGTCCTTCAATTCCCCGATTTCCATTTGATTTAGTTTTAGCTGTGCGGATTCAAATGATAACCGATTTTCTTCAGCAAATCGCCAATAAAAATTATTTATAACGGACTGTATCTCATGTTTTGCCTGCTCAAAAGACTTTTTCAGATTTCGATAGTAATCATTTATCTTTTTCTCGCCGGCAAGGTATTTCTTCTCCTGGCGCACTTGCCAATATGGCTTATACTTTTGGGCCACAGATTATTCACCTGCTTCCTCATCATCCTTCAATTTCTCTTCATTTAGCCGGATAAAATCATCCTCAGGAGTTCTATTTTCCATCTCAATCTGCTTTATTTCCTCATCCACATCTTCCACCCAGGGATGATTAGCTATAATAGTTCGGTCAGATATTATACCTTTACTGTTCTTGCATTCTTCAATTGCTGATGCCTCATTTATAGCGATATCCCGGTTAAATATAATAATAATTTCCTTATTAGACGGCTGTCCTTTCTTTGTAATCTCAAGATATTTGTTTACAAAATAAAGGAGCTGTTCAAAGCTCCACTTAAAATTATCCTCCAACTTATTGCATTTAAGGTCCAATCCAGAATAAAGAAATTTCAAAGCTATTCCAGATGGACTATTGCCAATGCTATCCTGTCCTTTATCAACTGCCTGGCCAAACCGGTATATATCTTTCAGAAGCTGCTGGAAGTGTTTCTCTGCAGCATCTATATTGATTGTATGTTCAACCTTATCTAAACCGCCATCATCGTCTAGCTTAACAGCTTTATAATATGCCAGGTCACGCATAAACTCTGATAAGCTCTCTCCGCCATATCCACGAAGAGCATAAACAATATCCTTGATTTCATCCAGCAAATTGGCCACATCAGACCGGGATAAATCATACTCGTCAATAAGCGACTTGATGAACTGTAAATCCGGCAGCTCATAGTCATTATTCTTCCATGGTATAAACGGGACACGCTCCCATGAACCAGGAGCTTTATCTACTGTGAAGTGCGGTATCTTGTTACCACCGTCATAAGGCTGGTCCAGATACTTTTCTGCATCAAGGATTACCTCCCCGTGACTGGTCATCTCATAATACTCAACTCCGTCCGGCTCATGATACTCTATTTTTGTTACAAGCTTCTTTTCTTTGCCTTCGTACACCTCAACCTGGTAGTACCTTATAAGAGCCTGCAGCTCCTCATGGTCATTATCTATCCAGAGCGATATACATTGCTCGGACGGAATTTTCTTGGTCTTAAATTGCCCATCATCATCTATGTACACATACATCCAGGCAATTCCCTTGTTACTGGCTTCGGTACCCAGTTGCACAAGTCTATGCTGAAAACGCTTGCCTAAAGTTTCTTGAACTAATTCTAAATATCTTTTATCTTCGCATGTCATTGATAATGGCTTAGACAGGAGATAATTCACCTTGTCCTCAACAAACTCATGCATAAAGCCATGTGCCAACTTATGATTGGGCTTTGTTTCATCCAGTACTGGTTTTTCATTTTCATACCGGTACATTTTCCGGTCAAGAATGTCATTCTCAACCCGATAGTATTTTTCACCTTTAATCATGAGCTGACGCTCCTTGGACTGCTCGAATTCGTCAATGTAAATCTTAATCAGCTCCGGAGTAGTCAGTATATTTATATCGTTTCTAAACTCCATATTTTCACCTCAACTATTCACTAAATTTCTGCTACACGAAAACTTTAAATTTTCTGTAATGCCTGTAAATACGGCATTCTTACTTTTGGTATCTTAAAAAGTATAGTATTACTGTTATTTTGGGTGCATTATTTTAAGATTGTTAATCCGTTACCCTTGTAAATGATTGTGTAACAGAAATACCTTACCGCATCCATTGCATGGTCATGTTGCTTAATTGGTTTATCCTCTCCACGCTCACAAGCTTTGGCATCCCATATATAACTGCTGAATTCATGAATAGTGTTTTTGCACTCTTCCGAGAACGCAATCAACTCTTGATTCAGCAATGTAGCAACAAATCGAATACCATCCAGTACATCATTCTTTGCCTTCTTGATGTGATAGCCTCTCTTTCTCAATTCCGCAATGAAAGAAGCTGCACTCGGGTCAACAATAACAGCCTTTGGTTTTATATTGCCCAGGAAGGCCTGCAGGTCATCAGCATATTCTGAGTCTGTTTTCTGCTCGCTTTCATCTCGGCCGGAGTAGTAATACTCTTTAATGCAAATCCATTTACCTGCTCTGTTTTTACACCACAAAAGAAATACCGTAGCGTTCTGGGTGCCATAGTCGATGCTGACATAATATACATCTCTGACTAGGTCTATGAGCTGCGTTACTACATGCTTAGCCCGGTCAAACATATCATATATTACACCCTCAGCTACTACCCATAATCCGAGGATATACCGTTGATAAAATACCCCTGAATACATGGAACGATACCTGGCTTTAATCCTTTCAGACAAACTCAGGTTATCATCCATGGTGAAGTGCAAATAAAGCAGGTTCTTCTCGATTATTTTGTCTATCCAGTTGACCTTAAACCAGTGATACGGTCCGTCAGGGTTGCAGTTAAACCAGAATTTTGAGCCATCAACAGAGCATCGGCCGGTTGCCTGATTAACAAAGGATTCAGGCATCAATGCGACTTCATCAAAAAAGCAGCCTGCCAGAGTGATACCTTGTATCAAATCTTGCGACCGCTCATCTTTACCGCCAAATATATAAAAGTAATTTGTTACATCCCCTCTGGTTACAACCAGGAGGTTATCAGCCCTGTGGTCAGTTACTCCGTATCCTCTGGACCGGAGCATAAGCTTCAGCCAGAATAAAACATTCCTCCTGAAAGACCCGATTGTCTTTCCACACATACCAAAGTTCTGATTTGAGAATGTGGTCATTGCCCATATTACAAATGATAGTGACATGGATAATGTTTTACCGGACCTGATTGCACCATCAGCTATGATGCCATCTTTGTCACTTACTGGTGAGTTAGGAAGCCACCAGGTTAATACCTTAAGCTGCTTATTTGAGAAAGGTTGAAATTTGAATATAGCCTTTATTATTCTTCTTGCCATATCTCATCAACCTTTCCGGCTAAAGCATCAAGGAAGCCGTCATCTTCTGTAACGGTATTATCTACAATATTAGCTCTTGCTTTCATCAGCTCAATACGTGTCTTCTGCTCCTCAGTAGCCAGCTCCCAGTTGTTATGCAGCATCTCATCATACTGCTTAATCATAGAGCGAAGCTCTCCCATTGCCCTCGACTGTGCCTTAATAAATGTTGCATGCTTATCCCAAGCCTGCTGTACTTCCCAGCGCTCTCCGATAACATTACCGTCCTTTTCCTCAATCTTTTCAATGGTCTTATCCTGCTGATTCTTAACAAACATAATCTTCTGGGCCCTGACTATAGCAGTGAACTGCAGCATTATATTATCCCAGAGGATATCTAGCGGATCCTTCTGCTGTATCTCCTGAAATATCTCGAATGTCTCTTCAGGAAGCCACTTAGCAAAAAAGCCATGCTTCTCCGCATTCTTATTTCCTTCCGGAGCTCCATGGCCTACTGCATTTTTATTTCCAGGCTGACCGCCTTTCTTACGTTTCGCAACGTTGCGATTGTCCTTTTGCAACGTTGCATTATCCCACTTATATCTATTTTTCCAACTTCGAACCGTACCTTCCGGGACTTCTAATTGCCTTGCTATTTCAATCAATTTAAGCCCCTGTTGGTACAGCTTGAAGGCTTTTTCTGCTCTTTCATCAGGTGCCCTTGCCAAGCCTCACCACCTCTG